GCCAAGCCCGGCTCCCACAGGTACAGGTCGCTGGTGGCACCCTTCAACTTGCGAATGGCGGTGCGCAATTCGCGGCGCATCAGCCAGCTGGCGCTCTGCAGGTACTGGTCCTTGAAGGCACCGATCAGGTCGAACAGCGGATCGGACTTGGTGGTGGCGTTGAAGCCACCGTTGGTGCCGGTCTTGACGTGTTCGAAGGTGCCCCAGGCGCGGGTGTCGTCGGCGGTCGCGGCGGTTGGGTAGGCGAACAGGCCTTGCGGCTGCCCGACGCCCGTACCGGTGCAAAACGCCGTGCCCTCGACCCGAGCGAACTTGTCGGCGACCTTGCCGGCGAGCCAGCCTTCGACATCCAGGCTGGCATCGTCGATGAGCTTCTGCGAGATTTTCGGCATGGCGTACATTTCGTGCGCCTGAATCTCGTATTTGCCCACTTGCGGCGTGCCGCTGTCGGAGCGCGCGCCCAGTTCGCTGACCCAGCCGGCGGAGGCTTCGTTGTTGTCGATGATGCCTTCCAGCTTGTCGGTGCTGATGGTCTGCACGGTAGCGAGCTGGCGCATGGTCGACTGCTCGTACACCTTGGACACCATGCGACCCACGGTCGATTCGGGCAGAAGGTAGCCGCCATCGGGATCACTACCAGCTTGCATTGCCTTGCGCTCGTCGGCGGTCAGCGAATCGATCGGCTCGCCGGTCACCACCTTGAAGAAGCCGCTCTTGTAGTGAGTGTAGGCATCTGCATCCAGCGGCGTCGGCGCGGCCTTGCCCTTCGACTGGTATTCGGCGCGCAGCATGGCGTTGAAGCCCTTGACTTCGGCGGCCAGGTCCTTGTCTTCCTTGGTGCCACCGGCGCCGGGCGCGGTCATCTTGGCCATGAAGTCTTCGATCATCTTGCGATCGTCGGCGAGCTTGTCCATGGCGGTGCTGAGGGTGACGAGCTTGGCTTCGAGATCGCCGACGGCTTTGCCGTCTGCCTTGGCCTTGATGAGGTCGTCATTGGCCTTCTTGAATTCGGCCCAGGCGGTGCCCTGGTCTTCGATCAGCTTTTTGATTTCGAGAATTTCACTCATTGCATTTCCTTTCGGCAATAAAAAACCCGCCGAGGCGGGTTCGATGGAGGGCGCGACAGTGATGGTCAGAATTGTTTGAGTCGCGCGGTGAGGGCTGCGGTAACTTGCGTCAAGTCGTCGCCGGCATCGGCGCCGGTGGATTTCTTGATGCGGGCAATGAGGGTCTTCGCCTCATTGCGGGAGAAGCCGCCTGCCTCACGCAGGTAGTCTTCGATTTCGGAAAGGCTGCACAATTCTTCAAGCGATTTGACGCTGGTGACGCGCGCCTTGCCGTTCATGGGGCGCGTGACGGGCGAGACTTCGATCAGGTCGACGCGCTTCAAGCGCCGGCGCGGCTCGTGCGGCTGGCTGCGCGGTATGGATTCCTTGGCGATGTAGCCGATCGACAGGCCGTTGATGGCCGGGCGCGGCTGCATTTTCATGAGCTTGTACATCTCGATGCCGCGCGGGGTATCTGCAAAAGTACCCTCAACCTTGAGGCCGTGTCCGTCTTCGGCAAAATCGGTCCAAACACCAATTGGCGTCAGATCTTCCGTGGTCAGGCCCATGGCGCCATGCTGCGACATCATTGCCGGCCAATCCTGACGGCCGGCCTTGACGTCGGCAAGGAAGGCCGCGAAGGCGCCCGGTTCGATCAGATCGCCGCCGCCATCGACATTGCCGAAGACGGCGCCGTAGCCGGTGAAGCTCATGGCTTCCGTGCCCTTGCCGGGCGAGGCGAACTTGACTTCGATCAAGCCACAATTCAGGTGGTCCATGGTGTCTCCTACGCTGCTCTTTGCAGCAAAAGTTCTTCTTCACGAATCCGCCGGGGCCGATGCACCAGCGTTGCTATTGCCGTAGCGCGACCGGATGAACCGATCGTGCCGCGCGCAAAACCTTGCTTCTTCACTACCTCGGACGGCACACGGATCGCCGCCCTGGGATTAAATCGCGGGCGGTATCCCATCCCACCAGACGTGACAGCGGCGATCTGTGTCACTGCCGTACTGCTCCCGGCAAAACCTGTCGCACCCGTCGCGCTGCCGCTGTGCGCCTCGCCGCCGACGCTGAATGCGGTGGCGGTCGATGCGCCGCCGGCACCCAAGGCGCTGATGGCCGCGCCCTGCCCGCCGTGCTGCGCGGTGTCCGTCGCGGCGCTGCCAGCGCTGCCGCCGACCAATGTCAGCGCGCCCTTATTCAGAACCGCCGTGCCGCCAGCGCCGACTTTCCCGCTGCTGCCGCCGCTCGATGCTTTGGCGGCGAAGGCCGCGCCTTGCTCGCCGACGGCTCCTGCCGCCGCGCCCTTGCCGCCCTTGGCAGATTGTTCGCCGGACGCGATGCCGATCTGCCCCGCTGCCGCGCCGATAGTGGCCGGCGCGCTCGTTGCCGTGGCGGTGCTGGCGGCTGCCTGGCCGAGGCGCGCAGCGGTGTCAGCCGCCGCAGCCTTCTTCGCTGCCGCCGTACCGCCAGCGCCGACTTTCCCGGCGGCGGCGCCGGTGGTCGCCGGGGCGCCACCGCCGACCGACTTGATCTGAATGACCGCCGGGTAGAGCGAGTCGCCAGGCGTGGCAAGGATGAGCGTCCTGCCCTTGAGCGTCCCGCCCTTGAGCGGCGTGTTTGCACGCGGCATGGCTTACTCGCTGACGGTTCGCAGGAATCCGCTGTAATTCGTCGCCGTGGTCGCCGGCTTCGTGACTTCGAGGAACGTCAAACAGGCGCTGTCGAGAATCGGCGTCAGGTTGAGCGCGGTATAGAGCCCGTCATCCACGCAAGCGATGTTGGCAATCGGGCAGGCGTTGATGGCAATCGGATGGCCGATGACGAACGTCACCGTGCCCGTGGCAACCAGTGCCGAGCATTGCATCTGCGTCAACGCCTTGACGCCCGTATCGCCAGCAGCAAGGTCGAGAAACCAGTCGCCGGCAGCAAGATCGACGCCGCCGACTGTGCAAGCCGAAACCCCCGCAAACATCGAAAAGCTATTACCTGTTGCGCTTCCCTGGTCGGTGTACTGGCAGACAGTCCAGTTATGCGCCGTGGCCGGCAGCACCGTGGTCGGGATCATCGGGAAGCAGAAATTTCCGCCGATGTAGTCCACTGCACCAGCTGTACCGTTCTGATACCTCGTCGGGACACCCGTCACCGCCTCCGTCGCAGTGCTGTTCATTGTCTTGGCGACGTGGAACAGGCGGTCGTACAGCAGCAGGCTATTATTTGCTACCGAGGCCGTCAGCGCCCAATTCAGATAGTGACCTGAGTTCGCGGCCCCCAGGTTGCTGAATCCCAGCGCCCCAGTGGTCGCAACTGTGCAAGCGGCTCCCCCCGGAGCAGCAGCCCCGGCACCACCGGCTGGCGGTGTTCCTGCGGCAATCCACAAGTCCTCGCTGTTGCCGATGGCGTTCGCGGCCGTTCCGGCCTTCATGAACATCAGCGTCTGGCCCTTGCCGCCGGTATAGGCGGCAATGACGGCATCGATGGAGGCGAAAGCGCCAACACTGGCGAGGCGCGAATCTTCGGCGCGGATCATGTCGATCAGCGTACCGAGCGCGGCGTTGTGGCGCACCTTATTTTCGGCGGCCGTCCTAAGTTTCTTGAGCGTGATCGCGGCGCCATCCTTGGCGGAAAGAAACTCGCCGGCCTTGATCTCGCCCGTAAAGTCGCCTCCCGGCATGACGCGGACGTTGCCGGGTACGCCGTGCAGCGCGATCGGATGGTAGAACCTTCCGAAGCGGGCACTGATCTCGGCTACCTTGTCGGCGCCGAGCCAGCGCTCGAGGCGGTCGGAGTGGGTGGCGCGCAGGGTCATTCGGTCAGCCCAAGCGAGAGCGCGGTAACGGTGTGCGTGCCCTGGGCGGCGAAGGTCTCGGGCACGATCTTGCTGAGCTTGCAGGCGGCGGTGTGTTGCCCGGTGATGTCGATGGCGGCGCCGCCCTGGGTGAGCGCGACTTGCAGGTAATCCGGGTCGCTGGCGGTGACGCCGACGACCCAATAGACGGTGCCTTCGGTGAGGCCGGTGGGCGGGGTGCCGCCGATGAAGACGACGTTCTGGTCATTCGCCAGGCCGTGCGCTTCGCACAAGATGCGGTTGTTGGTGAGATCGACCTGAAAGCCCATCTCGCTACCGCCGTTGGGAAACATGCCGCGAAAGACGGTGCCGGCATTGGTCCACAGACCGATGAAGCGGACGGTAGTGCTGATGGGCACGTCGAACACGGGCGAGGTGCTGGCGGCTCGCGCGCGACCGGATGCCGCGGCCATGGTGATGGCTTTCTTGGCATAGGCGGGGCTGCCGCCGGTAACTTCGTTGGCCCCGGTGAGGCTGTAGGCGGTGTGCAAGGACGCCAGGTCGAGCGTGATGGCGTCGAGCATGGCGTTGGCGGTGGCGTCGGTGATCATGGCTCAGTCCTTGGCGGTGCGCGTGATACGCATGATTTCGTGGTCGGCATCGCGCTCGATGGTCTCGACGGTTTGGCGCGGCTGCGCCATGGTGACGATCGGCGCAGGCAGGTTGTTGAGCACGTCGCCGGTCTTGATGTCCGGGGTGTTGATGGTGGCGTCGAGCTGGATGCAGCCTTCGGGCAGGGTGACGTTGGTGTCGCCGGCCTTGACTTCGATGGTCGGCCCGGCGATGTTGAAAATGTGGTCAGGCTGCGGGCGCTCGGCGAGCTGCGTGATGGCAGCAGCCAGGGCTTTGCTGCCAGGGTCGGCTTGCGGTTCGACGTGATCGGGCGCTGGCGGATCGCCGACGATGTTGGCGGGGATGCGCAGGCGGTCGCTGGCCGGGTCGCTGTCCGGGTTCATGTCGAGTTTGGCGCGGCCTTCGTTCGGGGTCAGGATGCCGCCATTGACGTAGCCCAGCACGGTGTCCTTGGTGTCGCGCAGCGAGCCGCGCAGCAGGCCTTCTTCGACAAAGTTGAAATACAGGCCTGCCGCCCGCTCTTTGTCGGTGAGCAGGTTGATGTCGGCGGATTGTTCGAGCCGCTGATACCAAGGCGCCAGCGTATGCACCACGTGCGCGAGGAACATCTGTTCGGCGCTGGCGTAGGTGGCGGCCTTGTCGCTGTAGCCGACCATGATCGGCATGACGCGGGCGAAGCGGCAAATCTCCTCGATCTGGAAGCGGCGCTGTTCCAGCGTCTGCGCATCGATACCGGTCATCTGCGACGAGGTCCATTTCGCGGCGCGGTCGAGGATCATCGGTTTGCCGGTGTTCTCGCCGCCGGCCAGGTGCTTTTCAACCCACGCCGTAAGCGCGGCGTGCTGGTCGTCTTTCAGCGTGCCTTCGACGGAATACACACCGGAAGGCCGCACGCCGTTTTTGTGCAGGCGTCCGACGGCCTCTTCGGTGGCCATCGCCAGACCGATCGCTTCGCGCGCGTGCTTGACGGCTTCGAGTCCGTACCAGCTATTGAGCGACGGGCCGCGCACGTGCCAGATCAACTCGGCAGGAAATATCCGTTTGCTGCCGTTCGGCGCGGTGACTTCGTAGGACAGCATGCCGTCGTCTTCGCGCAGTACCTTGACGGTGCCGGTATCGAAGGGAAACAGCTCGATCAGCCGCCCGCCCATCATGTTCTTGTAGCTGAAATGGTTCCCCGCGAGGACGGTCTGCCAGACCAGCGTTTCGCGATACTCGAAGCTGGTCTGCCAGCGGTTCGGGCGCGCGGCCAGCTTGTCGTAGAGCGCGTGATCCTTTGCCGGCAGGCGCTGCTTGCCGTCGGCCGATTCACGCATCAGCTTGAACGGTACCTGGGCAACGCCTTCGCCGATGACGCGACAGCAGGCAAACACGGTCGAGACATCGATCGCGGTGCCGACATTGACGGTGCGCCCGGATTGGGTCATGCGACCACCGTAGATCTCGCGGAACAGGTCGAGCGTACTGCCGGACTTGCGCGCGAAGGCTTGAGCCAACAGGGCCACTATTCGATCCTCGCCAGTTGAATGCCAGCGATCAGCAGCAGCACGCCAGCGACCAGGTAGCCCGCCGGCGGCCACGCCAGCCAGGCGCCGCAGGACAGGCTGCCGGCACCCAGCACCAGCAGGATGTCAGGCAAGACTTTTTTCATTTAGCGGTTTCCCAGAAGGATTGTTCAGCGCTGCTGACAACCATGGCGCGGCTGGTGGCGATGATGGTGGCCACGGCGGCGTCGATCTTGTTCGCGGCGCGCAATTTGCGCGGGAAGATGTTTTCGTTGCGGTCCGGCGCGACTTCGACGTTGCTGAACTGCCAGACGGTGCAGGGGTTGTCGTCGTGATGGAAGCGGCCGGCATCGACGAGCGCCTGAATCTCTTTCATGGGCTCGGACAGGTAGCGAACTTGTTGCGGTATATCGATAACTTCAAGGCCCTGGTTGGCAAGGTTGGCGCCCATCTGCTGGCCGCCCCACGGGTCTTTGGCGATTTCGCGGATGACCACGAGCTCAGCACTGGTGAAGATGTCTTCTTCGATTTGGCTGAGGTCGATCATGTTGCCGGGGGTGACGATCAGGTGCCCGGAATTGACCCAGCCGCGGTAGTGCGCGTTTTCTTCCTTGTCGACGGCGGCCTGCGGCACGTAGTTGCGGGTGATGAGGTAGTAGTGGTCTTCGCCTGCGATCTGGCGGCGGAATTCCCACACCAGGCTGGCGATGTCCTGCTTGCTGGCGAGATCGAGGCCGACGACGCACTCTTCGCCCTTGAATTGCTCGAGGGCGAGCGTGGCGTCTCCTGCCTGCTGCAGGTGGTAGAGGTTCAGCCAGGGCGAGGCGGCGGCGACCCAGACGTTGAGGTGCTTGGTCTTGAAGGTGTTTTGCTTGCGCGGGTCGGCGAGTGCATCGCGCTGCTGCGCCTTGAGAAAATCGGCATCGACCGACACACCAAAGTTCGGGTTAGCCTTGATCAGGGCACCCTCGCTGGTCCAGTCGTCACCTTCGTCGATGCCGAAAACGATGCCGAAGCGCTGGTCGTTTTCGATGACGCCTTCGAGGATCTTCTGCAGCTCAGCCTGGTGCAGGTAGCACGGGCCGGAGATGTCGCTGCCGGCGGTGGTGATGACGAGCATCAGCGGCTGCGAGCGCGCGCCCATGCCGGTCTGCATGGTGTCGTACAGCTCGCTGGTCTTGTGCTCATGGTACTCATCGACAATCGCGCAGCTGGGGCTGGCGCCGTCG